CCAGTAGGAGCCTCAGCCATCTACCGCTATTACTCCGCTCCTAAGGGGGAAGCCGTTAGGTGGTCGCTGATGGCTCCAATAGCTGGCTCTGCTCTGTGGGGTAAGACCCCTAGCTCACAGCTGGTGGACGAAAGGAGACTCCTCAACTCAGGTGCCCTGCGTGGACGCAGATATAAAGGCCGCGATTAGCGGCAGCCGTTTGGCTACCTCGTGGCACTTCCTGACGGAAAACAGCTGGCCCCCGCTCACCTCGCCAGGTAATCTTGGCAGCCCCGTAGCTGGCTTCGGTGATCGGGGATACCTAAGGGGGATTGGACCAAAAACGGCCAAGAATATCAATCCAGAAAAGCACTTATTAAGCGCGTTTTCCACCGATCCATGTACGGTTTCACGGATCATCGAATCGGCGGATATCGCCAGTTCAGATGCTTGTACGTGTAGCCCTTCATAGCCCGCCAGATAACGAACATCGCTACCCCGTAGATCCTCGCCCACTCGTTGTAGCTCAGTTGTTCTTCGTTTCGTCGAAGCCTGGCTACGTCGATGTCTCGGAGCTTGCGTCGCCCGCTTACTTTGCCCGGGTACTTGAGCTCAACGCCCTCTTCCGTGCGGTTATAAGCCGGCGGCGTTTGCGCTTGTCGGCCTTCGTTCTCCATCGCTTGTATAGCTTCATCGCCTTCTTGGCATCGGGGCTCTTCTCGTACGCCCTCCAGAACCAGTCCCACTCGCTGAATTGGTCGCCCATTATCATTGTCCTTGCGGATAACCATTATCCGTAGCATTATACCTGACGTTAACGGTGCTGACGAAGAAAACGCAGCCCTTGCCTAGCGCGGATCACCGCGATAATGCGAGCGGCATCGTCTACCGAGAACGGGACACTCTCCCCTTCTCTCCCGAGCAGACCCAGGCTCCATCTCTCGATGCCCAGCTCGCGGGCGACTTCTTCCACCTTACGCGCGCTCGTCCGCAGGTACCGAGCGAGGTGCGAGGGGTAGATTCCAACAGGCCTCGTGTTCCGGTGATTCATAACGCCTTCTTCGTTCCCGGGAAGGTGCCTTCCCTCAACGAGCTCCTGGATGCCAAGGGTGGGAACAAGGACAAGAAGCGTTTACTCATCCTTCGTCACCTACCGAAGAAGGGCCGCACTACCCCTCAATGGGTCCACGCCTACAACGACATCAAGCAGTCGTGGAAGCATCGTACCATTGCTGCCATCGGGACGCCATTCGTTCGCGTGAAGGCCGCCTACTTCGGTTACGTGGTCGTCGAACAGGAGAGAAGGCGCGACCCGAGCAACATCTGCTCCTCCGCTATCAAGTTCATCGAGGATGGCATCGTTGAAGCGGGCGTCATGCAAGACGATGGGTGGAACAACGTACTGGGTATCCGCGTCCACTGGATACATCGCGAGCTCCGTGAGCCCGGAATCTACGTCGTTATGTCCGATGTTCGGCTGACGGAAGAGCAGCTGGAGATGGAATACGAAGACGCTCACTTTATGAAGGCCGTATGAAGGTTATCTACGTCGCTGGTCCCTTCACCTCTCCTACAGCATGGGGCATTGCGGAGAATATCCGTGCCGCAGAGCGCTTTGGACTTCTCGTGGCCTCCGCTGGAGCCATGCCGCTCATCCCTCACTCGAACACTGGCCACTTTCACGGAATGAAAACGCCTCAATTCTGGCTCGACGGAACCATGGAGCTGATGCGGAGGTGTGATGGAGCAATCTTCATCCCCCGTTGGCGCGAGTCTTCTGGCGCCAAGGATGAGTTCCGTGAGGCGGGTCGCCTTTCTATCCCTCGTTTGCAGCTCGACGAGGTGTCGCCTGTCCACTTTGGGCCGGAGATCGAGCAATTCGTCTGGTGGTTGGAACATGGGAAAGACAATCAGTCAGAAAAACTCCGAGGTGGTGCTGAAGCAGCAGCTAACGGAGCTCCAGAAACTTCGCGATACGCTTCCCCTTGACCAGATAAAGGCCGCCGAAGACCGCGTCCTCGCTCAATCCCTCGATATCCTCGAAGGATTGATGGACTTTTCGGTGCTTGGCTATGACGACAAGGGCCAGGTCGACGAAAACTCGATTCCTTTCGAGTGGCGACTGCTCACGGACCACGAAAGAGCTCGCAAGATGCGTTTGGCGCGCTTCGGAGCCCTTCCATCAGCCGATATCCCGCACGGAGCCAAGCTAGCTCACGCAACAGCGATGGGAATCATCAAGGCTAGAGCCCACGAGAAGAGTGGAGCGAAGACCCTCAACCTCGAAGTCTCCACTTTCCCCGCTTTGGCGCCTCTGGAGCCCGAGAAAGAGACCATAGATGCCGAGTTCGCGGTCATCGACGTCGAATAAAGACGCCTGGGATGAGCAACGTCGCCAGCACCTTCTTTCGCTTGCCGCCGAAGGCGACAATCGGGCTCTTCTTTTGGAGCTTCTGGCCACCATCCACCGCGATGGCGGCCAGTACACCGAGCTAACTGGCGTTGCTGTGAGCGTTCAAGATGCGGAGAAGCTAGTTCTCGCTCTCTACAAGGACAACGCCGCGCTGAAGGCGCGACTGAAGAAGCTTACCAATGGCTGAACCACCTCCCAAGCTCGGTACCTTCCTTCGTCACAAGCAGACAGGCGACGCTGCCAAGGTCGTCATGCACGAGGGGAAGATGGCCATCAAGCCCGACCTCCCGGGCTCTCCCGTCTATTACCCCATCGGTCGCCACGTCGACTTCAACGTTGAAGAACACCCGCAGAAGCTACCGCTAGGTAGCTGGGCACGGGTGGCCTACGACGCTTATCGAGCCTTTTGCGAGGTTCATCCCGAGTTCAAGCGCGTCGTAGAGTGGAACAGCCTTCACCCGCAAGTAAAGGCCGCCTGGATTGAGCGTCGAGTGAAGTTCGACAACGTTCTCCAGCTGGAGCTCTACAACACCATCACCGAGTTCTTCGACAAGCGCCTATGAGCAAGTGGAATGGCGAGCCAGAGTGGCTTCCCGTCGATGCCGAAGGGGCCCATTGGCAGTTCGTCTCCTATAAGGGGCGCTATCTGGGATGCGTGGTTCGCGTAAGCGTCGCCCTTGACCATGGGACCATCGAGAACTTCTACATGAGCGAGAAGTTCTGTTGCAAGGACAGTAGAGAACACCGATGCATGCGCTCCGCTGCGACTCGGGTCGAAACCACTCTCTATTGCACGGATTGCAAGCTTTCATGTCTTCCCGCATCGAATTAGCCAACCCCAACTCCTATGACTCTCCTAGAGAGTACATCGAGAAGCATCTGGCTCCAGTTGTTACTGAGCTTACTCGTATCACCAACGAGCTCATCGTACCTGGAGCCACGTCAGCCGAAGAATGGGGAGTGGATATGGTGCCGGGAGGCCCCACCATCGGAAGCTTTTCTCCGCTGGATAGGCGCCTCGACGATTCGCCCAAGCATGTCGTCTTTGACGGTGCCGCATACGAGTCGATTCCGACGGAGCTTCTTCGTCAAAAGCAGCTGAAGGTGCAGATGACAGCCGTCGTGTACGGCAAGGGTGGCAATGTCGCATTCCGTCTCGTCGACGAACGGCTCAACGTTATCCAGGGCAGTGAGTTCCGCACTCCCGCTCAATCGCCCGTGACAATCACTTGTCAACTTCCATTCGGCAACGCCCCGAATTGTGTTGCACCGGAGCAACGTAAGTACATCATTCAGGGCAAGGGACTCGACCCGGGCGCCATTCCGGTGTGCCGGCGTTTTTCGCTGTCCTTCGTCTACCTCTGATGTTCCTTGCAGTCGTCATCGGTTGTCTGCTGGCCTTTACCTTCTTGTGTCTCTGGCTCACCGGATACGTTGACCGCGTTGTCCGTTGGCAGCGAAGCCAACACGACCGCATCAGCAAGCTCGAAGTTCACGAGCGCGACCAGGACAACATGCTGATGTCCCATGACTCGCGCCTCGATCGCCAGCACGGCCAGCTCCGGATGATTCGCAAAGACGTCCAGACGCTCGGCAAGGACGTTGGTTGGGCTGACGACAATACGAAGACTCAGGCTCTTCCTACACCGAAGGATGAGCCGCCAGACGACGCCGCATAAGGAGATTCAATGATTGAGTGGGTCTGGAGGGCAATCATGGCAGCCCTCATTCTGTTTTCATGGCGCTTCTGCGCTTGCGCCGTCTGGGTCTACTTCTCCATCCGCGAAGCTGGAGTCGACGATATCTGGTCTCTGAAACGCTATCACGAGAGACAGAAGGCGATGAGTCGCGAGGAGCGCTCGGAACAGGCTCGTAGACTGTTCCCGCTCTGGTTCCGCATCATCTTCCTTTGGAGACTCTGACGAGTCGATGACATCGGCCATTCCACGTAGCGCTTGCTACACACCCTCCAAGTGGGGAGCTCGATTCCATGCAAGACGAGAAGAAGAGGTCTTCGGAGCTGGAGCGGCTGGACCAGGAAAGGCGCTGGCTCTCACTACAATCGTCCCGACGCCAACTGGCCTCCGAGCTCTCTCAGATGTCCATCCGGGCGACGTTGTCTTCGGCGCTGATGGACGCCAAGTTAAGGTCATTGCAGAGACGCCTCTACAGCTCGACCGACCTTGCTACGAGCTACGAATCCACGAGCAGCTCATCGTCGCGGATGCCGAACACGAATGGGTGACGCTTGCCGACAAGCGCTTCGCCCTCAAGACGACCAAAGAGATTCATGAGTCGATATTCCGCATCAGTATTCCAGCTGCCGGAGAGCTCGACTTTGGACCTCCACGAGCCCTTCCAGTTGACCCGTACGTCTACGGTGTCTGCCTCGTCAAAGGCCAACCCAAGGACCGTTCACGATTCACTGGCTGGGATATCGAGCTCTACTCCCTCATGCGGGAAGTTGGGTACACACTCGACGAGGTATCCTATCGGGTTAGCCAGATTCGAGAGCGACGAGATGTCATTAACGAGCTTATTTCAGAATCTGGCCGTCGTATCCATCGGGAGTATCTGCTTGGGTCTTTTAATCAGAGAATGGCTCTGGTTGAAGGAATCATGGACGGTGCTGGAGGCACTGGGCCAACTGTCGGGGAATCTGATCTACCTTTTCTTGATGACCTGTTTTCTCTGTGCGCTTCAGTGGGTCTCGGTCCTCTTCTTCGCAAGGGATATCGAAAGGGCCATGGTGTCGGACACTACGTCTACATCCAGAGCCGCAAGTATCGTTGCTCCCGTCGAGTCCAGGGAAGACCGCACGTCCAGGTAGAAAGAGTCCGGTACGAAGTAACGGGCATCAAACGAGTCCCGTCGGTACCGGTCAAGTGCATCCAGGTCGAGGGCGGAACCTACCTCATCACGCCAGCGTGCATCCCGACGCACAACTCGATGGTGCTGCTCGCCGACCCGCTGGAGCAGGTCTGGGTTGAGCATCTCCGTTGCCTCCAGGATGACCGCCAGATACCGGCAAACTTCCCTGCCGACATTCGGCAAGCCATCTTGGAGAATCCTCTCCGTTGGGGCTACTCGGAAGGTTGGGCTCTCCATCTCCGGCGAACGCTCACTCGCTTGGGAGAGACCATCGAACGTGCCCATCGCATGTTCCCTCTCATCGATCCAGACGTGGATTGGAATGAGAAGAAGAGCATGTTCACGTTCAGCAGTGGCTTCAAGTACCAGTTCGGCCATTGCAAGGACCGCAACGACCACACGAACTATCTCGGGCAGCAGTACAGCTGGATAGGCTTCGACGAACTCATTGAGTTCCTGGAGAAGCAGTACCACGCCATCATCGCTCGTAAGCGCTCTGGTGACAAGGTTCTCCGGAAGATGCTGAAGGTCCGAGCAATGAGCAACCCGAAGCTCTCGGACACCAAGGGAGAGAGCGTCGAAGTCGACGACCCGATGTGGGTGCGCCGTTACTTCGTCGACCCTGCACCCGAGGGCAACACCATCATCCGGAAGAAGGTCGTCCTCCATGATGGCGAGGAAGTTTGGGTAAGGAAGCTCTTCCTGCCGGCGACGCTCTACGACAACCCCGATAGAGAGTTCGTTCGTCAGTACGAGATTGAGCTCCGTACTCGCCCCAAGCACATCCAGGACGCCTATCTCCATGGGCGATGGGACTCCGTTGTTGGGTCGTTCTTCGAGCACTCTTACAACCCCGACATCCATCGTTGTAAGCCCTTCAAGATTCCCCAACACTGGCCCATCTTCCGTAGCTGCGATTGGGGCTACGTCAGTGAGGGTTGCCTTGGCTACTACGCCTTGGACCCTGAGATGGACACTCTCTACAAGTTCTGGGAGTGCGTCTTCAAACGCAAGAAGGTGACGGAGCTTGTAACGAGCGTCATTAAGCCGTTCGAACAAGCCAACAAGCTTTGGAATCCCTTCAGTGGGTCCCTCGTCTACGGCCCCGCAGACACACAGATCTGGGAGGAAAGAGGCGAGTCCGCACTTTCCAAGTACCAAGAGTTCGTGCAGAATGGGGTTGACTGGTGCTACGCGGACAAGCGCTCGCGTGAAGACAATGCGCAGCGCGTGCATGAGCGTTTAGTCGCCCACGAGAACTTCAGCAGACCGCCCAAGCTGATATTCTTCGAAAACTGCAAGAGATCCTATCAGGTTCTCTCGGGAATGCAGACGGACCCGCACAAGCCTACCGAGCCACTCAAGGGAGGCTTCGACCATCCGTACGATGAGACGTCCTATGCGTGCGCGTACATCCACGGTCGCGTCATCGATCCCCCCAACTATAAGGGCCGAATCGTCGAGAGAGACGATGATGAGCCGCTAGACGTATCTCGTGGCTCGTTCGGTTACTGGCAAGGCTAACCATGAAGGTCATCGCACATGTCTTCCCTAGCAGGAGCAAGCGAACTCGGCATCTCAACGATGTCTTCTGCAACGACCTAGGAACCCAGGTCAACAAGACCAATTCGCGTTACCTGGACCTCGACGGCAACGTTAACCGCTGTTTCGTTATCGAGACACGAGAGGACGTGATGGGCTTCATGGGCTTGGAGTTCAGCTCCAGCGAAGTCCACGGTCCCGGTGAATACGCTCTGTCCACCGAGGACTATGACTACATGTGCCTGATGCTCAAGCAGCGCACTCGTCGTGTACCGGAGGTTGCGTAATGGACTCGCTCAACATCGAAGTCTTCGAGCAACCGGAGCCAGATCCTGGCTATGAGGATTCGGAGAAGGAATACCCGGCGGAGAAGGCCGATGAAGAAGGGCTGGTCATCAACCCTGACTCTCCTAACCTTGTTGTCGACCTTGAAGGCAGCGAGGAGGGGAAGAAGTTCCTCAAGCGCGTCGTCCAGGAGATTCATGACGAGTTCATGCAAGCCTGGGAGAAGAACTCGGCCTATCGCGAGAAGGTGGCGGAGGCTTGGCGCGTTCTTTTCTGTGACCTACCTCCAAAGTCGAAGCCCTTCGAGAACTGCGCGAACGCTGCCATCCCTCTGGCTCTTCAGAACATCGTTCGCCTTACGAACAAGATGACCACCGAGGTATTCGGTGACTGGAGCGAGGTCTACAACTTCACTCCCACCAATCCTCAGGGCGAATCAACGGCTGCTATCTGCTCTCAGCACTCCAATTGGCAGATCAGGACTCGCATGCCTGGCTTCAAGCGCCAGATGAAGCGAGCCATCCTCATCTTCGCTGTTGCTGGCGACGTTGCCGCCCACTCCTACTACGACCCCATCACTCGCCAGAACGTTCATGACGTGCTGACCTGCGATGACTACGTGGTTCCTTATACCCACGTATCGGTCAACCCTGACTTCTCCGATGTGCCGTGGATTGCTCGCCGCTTTCCCTACGCGAAGACTCGGCTGAAGCAGATGGCCAAGCGAGCTGGTTGGGCCAACGTCGACAAGGTTACGGCCTACGACGCTCCCGAGTACACCAACGGCCAGGCTGAGACTCCTCTCCGCGATACCGTGGCCAACTTCATGGGCGAAGACCCCTTCGGCCAGAAGAAGGGCGAGTACGAGGTCATCCAGTGGGAGGGTTGGCTGGAGCTTCCCGGCATCGAAGAGGAGCTCTATTGCCAGCTCATCTTCGACCTTTGCTCGAAGGTGCCTCTGAAGCTCACCGTTCACATGAAGGCGCCTTACCACGAGCAGGCTCGCTTTGAACTCCAGACGCAGGAGGCTCAGCAATTCCAGCAGCAGAGCATGCAGGTCCAGCAGGCGACCCAGCAGAAGGAGATGGCGGTTGCGAACCTCATCGGTCAGGCCCAGCAGCTCCCGCAGGATAGTCCGGATGTCGGCGGGCTCCTCCAGCAAGCTCAGATGGCGCAAGCTCAGCCGCTCCCACCTCCGCCGGTGCCGCCGTCTTGGATGGCTGATGGCCAGATGGAGCCTGAGCCCCCTCGTAAAGAGCCTATCTATATGTTCTCGCACGGCGTCTGCATTGAGCCTGTGCTTGGGAACCTGGGTATTGGACTCGGTCGTATCGACGGCCAGCTCAACATTGCGACCAACTCTCTCTGGTCCATGTTTTTCGATGCGTCTGCGCTTGGCAACGGCAAGACATTCATCACGGCTAGCAACGTTGACTTCCAGGGTCCATTCAAGATTGGCCCAGGTGTCATCAACAAGGCCAAGAACATCATGCCCTCCGACCTTGCGAACGGCATCATGCCGCTCGACTTCGGAGCCGCCAATCCACAGCTGATTGAAGCCGCCGACCGCATGATGCAATTCGGTGAGCAGTCGATGGGCACTACCGAGATTCTTGCTGGCGAGCCAGGCAAGAGCGGGGAGACTGCGCGCGGCTTCCAGGGTCGAGCCGAGCAAGCCAACGCCATGATGAAGGTCCCGACGATGGCGTTCGGTGACTTCGCCCTCCAGGTGATGAAGAACAACTGCAAGCTCAACGCAGTGTTCTGCAGTGAAGAGGAGCTCTTCTACGTCAACCGCTACAACGACGACCTCAAGCTCGGGGGTGCTCAGCTTATACGTGCCGCCCGGTCTATGTACGACAACGAGTACGAGATTGAGCTGGTCTCAGACCTCCAGTTCCGTAGCCGTGCCCAGAAGGTCTCCGAAGCTGACGAGATTGTCCAGCTTCCCAATGCCATGCCCGAGTTGGCCTACAACTACGCGCTCAAGTATTACGCCATTCGGGAAAGCCTCAAAGCGCGCGGTATGTACAAGATTGCTCGGGATCTTCTCGGGCCTCCACCGCCACCGCCGCAGAACACGTTTGGCTTGCCTCCGGGAACGCCGGGCACTGCGATTGGTCCTGAGCAGCTGATGCAGCAGAAGGTGCAAGCGCTCGTCCAGCAGGGGATGGACCCGCACATGGCCCAGATGCAAGTCCAGCAAGAGATGGCGATGCAGCAAAAGCAACAGCAAGCCGCTCAGCAACAGCAAGGCCAGCAAGGCAGCCAGCCTCAGAGCGGACAGAAGAAGCAAGGCCCGCAGCAGGCTAAGGCTGCTTAAGTCACCCAACAACCGAGCGGGCGTAGTGTCGTGGGATGTCCACGAACAGGGCCGCGTGTCCCGGCATTAATCACCCTCGGTAGTTGGCTTTAGAAGAGGAGTCGTATGTCCGACATGGACAAGATGATGGCCTTCGGCAGCTGGCTCACCCAGCGGAAGGCCACGTTCCAAGCCGAGCTCTGTTCGCTCAGCATCGACCGAACCAAACCTATCGACGCCATCAGGATTAAGGCAGGTCACCTCGAAGCGACCACCCAGATCCTCAAGGCGTTTACCGAGCTGTACCAGGGAGACATCAACAAGTTTTTGGTCGAGTACTTGGGGCAAGAGCCCGAAGCAGAAGAGGAGTCAGATGGAGACAATCAAACAGCCTGAACCGATTATGCAGTTCTTTGCTTATGAGCACCTGCCGCCGCATCTGCAGGCAATCAGCAAGCCATTCTGTGAGCTGGCACATGCTCTTGTGGATGGCGACAACGGAGAGGCCTCGGGCTCTATCACATTTGGCCCTCCCCTTCCGCGCAACGCTGAGCGCACCGTTGCCCTTCGCAAGCTGCTCGAATCCAAGGACGCCGCTGTCCGAGCGAGGTTGGCGAAGTAATGGAAGTCTCCGAAGCCCTTCGCGAGAAGGCGGAACAGAAGCATCGTCTCGTCCAGCGAGCTCTAGTTGCTGAGGCTATCGCGGAAGAACTTGAGAGGAGCCTCAAGCCGCGTGGCTACTACAACCTTCCCAAGCTGCTCGATGAGCGGCGATTCGAGTACGGCATCCCCAACGGTGCCTTCGAATCGTTCCCCGCTTTCGACAAGGTTTACGTTCACCAGATTACCACCAAGGAACGTCGTACCTATACCGAGGGCGGTTCAATCGTGATGCCTGACGCGGTTGTGTCAGTCGACCGTAACCGTGCTCCACGAGGCATCATCGTTGCGGCTGGTCTCGCTGCTCTCGATTCGCTGCGCTCCAGCGGCATCGACCTTGGACACATCGTCCGTTTCAAGAAGCTCGCCCCGTTCATCCAGCCCATCGCTGAGATTCAGGGGCACGAACTTACGGTCATGGTCATTCGAGATGGAGACATTGTCTCCTCTGAGGACCTTGCCGCCGACTATCACGCTCGCCGCGTCGATATCCGAAACGTCTCAGAGAAGGGAAGCTATGACCACCGCTTTGAGAGAACGCTTGAGGACGGAACCGTGGCGACCACGGGGGCCAAGGTCTCAGCGTACTATGACCCCTCAGTTTGACCGCAACGAGTTTCAACGAGTCTTCGGCCAACGCCTCAAGGTTTGCCGAGTAGCGAAGAACCTCAGCCAGTCTCAGTTCGCAGAGGTGACTGGCTACCACATGCAGACCATCAGCAACCTAGAGAGGGGGCTCACCTGTCCTTCTCTCTGCGCGGTTTTCCTGTTTGCTGAGGTCCTGTCCGTTAGCCCGAAGACATTGCTCTTCGGCGAATAAAGATTCCTGCGCCCAGCAAGCTGGGCACCAATCATAGGAGCGCCCCATGGGTGACACTATCGAAGTCAGCACAGAGCCAGAGAAGAGGGACGAGACACCGGTTAGCTTCGTCGAAGATGACGGGGCAACACTGGTTACTGTCGGCGAGGAGAAGAAGGATGTACGAGCAGAGGACGAGCGATGGCGCCAAGCTGAGGAGAGCCAGCAACGTCTCGCGAGGGGTTTTGACGAACTTCGCTCGCGTCTTGCTGGTGGGAGCCCTCAGCCCGCTCCGCAGGCCCCTCAGGCCGATCCATGGAAAGCCCAAGAAGACGCCATCACCGAAGAAGAGCGAGCTCTCGGAATCCAATGGGAAGCCCACAAGGCCGCCAAAACCCTAACGGGTGACCTCGTCAAGGAGTACGACGCGAAGGCTCGCGCTCTCCAGCAGCGTCGCGTGGACATCGCCACCAACCGCGCTGTTCAGAATGCGATGCCTGCCTTCATCCAGGCGAGTCAGCGTCAGGCGTACGCTCTGCAGTACGGAGACGTCCAGTCGCACCCGCAGGCGAACCAGTACGCCCGTGGGCAGTACGACATCCTCCGAGCTCAGGGCCACCCTGACTCTCCAGCAACCGTTGACCTTGCGATGAACGCAGCGCGGACAGCGTTCGGCATCGGAGGCAACCGCCAGCCGAGCGCTCGCGACCGTGACCAACTTACCGGTTTCTCCGGAACCAGAAGGACTCACATGGAGCCGAAAAACAACGTCGTGAAGATGGGCAAGTCCGAGAAGATTATGGCGATGGCCATGTACGGGCAGGCCTTCAATGGCGACGAGAAGAAGGTCTATAGCCAGTGGGCTAAGGGCCCCGGTATGCGTGCTCAGAAGGCAATGCAACAAGGCCGCAAGAACGCCCGCTAAGCGTTGCCGGCCTAGTCAACTCAATCATTAGTTGGTTTGGGGAACCAACAACAACCAGTCAAACTGAAGGAGTCGTTCATGCAACGAACGAGGGTCCTCCGGCACCGCGAGAGTCCGGACTTGAACCAGACGAAGGTCACACCGAGGACCCGTCCAACCCATGAAGCAGGCCACGATGGCCAGCTCCGTAACGCAGACCCGACACGGAAGTACGTCCTTGCGCCGAAGGACCCGCAGCATCCGATGTCGTACGAGTACTACATCAGCATTGGCTACGAGCAGGAGCTAGCCAAGCCTGATGGTGTTCGCATCAACCTAGGCGAACCAGTAGTCGTTGGCTCTCCACTCGCTTGGCGCGGGAACTTCTTGCTGAGTTGCTCGAAGGAACGAGCGGAGGAGATCTTCCTCCGAGGCCCAACGGGTCTCACTGGGCAGGAGTACTACGACAAGCTGATGCACAAGATAAAGGGCAACCAACTGGAGAACCCAGTCCAGGTCCCTGGTGTGCAGATGAATCACGACATCGGAGAGCTGGAGCAGAACCCAGATCCAAGCGGAGCAGTCTTCCGCTAGCTCGCACCTCGTAATCCCGTTTGGGGAAGGAACACATCCAATGGCAGACAATCGACATCAGTACGGCATCCGCTTTCACTCCACGCAAGGCGGCGGCGGGCGTCCGGCATGCATCGAGGCACTGGTTGCTTCGGCGTACGCTGGCGACCATGGCGGGTCCGTTGGTATCGCTATCGGCGATCCTGTCGATCGTCTGGCCACTGGATTCGTCGAGCTGACGAACGATACCGCCACCCGAGACACGCTGTTCGGCGTTGTGATGAACATCGCCAACGCGAAGATTGACGCCAACGGCAAGGCTCGTCCGAGCAACTACTTGCCCAGCGGGACGAGTTACACGCTCGAAGAGACGACCAGCAAGCTCTCCGTCGCCCCGTTCTCCGACCACACGTGGGAGATGGATTGCAACGATGCCGTTACGGCGACGACGCTGGCTGCCTACCGTGCGCTCGTTGGAGAGAACGCCGACATGGTCTTCTCGCGGGACACGAGCAACCCGGACAAGCCGAAGTGCAACCCGCTGCTCAGCATCTCGTCTCATGCTGCAACGGCAGCGCTGATGTGGCGCATCGTCGGTGTCAGCAAGTCTCGTGAGAACGCCGACTTCTCGGGCAACTTCGTCAAGATGCTGGTTCAGCTGAACCAAGGCTTCGACCCGACGTTGAACGGCAACACGGGTATGGCGGGCCTCTAACGACTGACAACTAAGGGCGGCGGCCTTCTAACGGGGGCCGCTGCTCGCAACCTCTAACGATAGGATAGAAGATGGCAGGCGAGGTCTTTACCGGCTCTATCGCGATGAACCTCAAGGAGACCCTTGAGGAGATCATCACGGACCAGCTGGACGGCGTCGAATCCGACTTGGATTACCCCAAGTGGATGATGAATCGTCCGATGAACGACAACTATGAGGACGACCAGGAGTACGCTGGTGGAGGCCTCATCTCGGAGACGCCGGAAGGTTCCGAGATTGCTCCGTTGACGATCACGGAAGGTTACACCAAGCGGTACCAGGCGCGGAAGTTCGCCGCCAAGTACATCATCACCGAAGAGGCGATGGATGACTCGAAGTACCCGAAGGTGATTCAGGCCATCAAACGCTTGAAGCGAGCTGGCTTCAAGACGGCCGACATCGATTGCACGAACCTCCTGGTGCGTGCGACCAACGCCAGCTTCCCCGGTCCGGACGGTGTCGCTCTCGCCTCCACCTCTCACCCGCTCGCGGCAGGCGGTACGTTCTCCAACATGGCGGCCACTCCCATGGCGCCTTCGACTGCCTCATGGAACGCGCTCATCGCTCAGATGGACCAGCTCGTTGACCATGACGGCATCATCCAGGGTGCGAAGGCGGTTGCCGTTCTCCACCCGGTCCAGCAGCGCGGCGTCTGGACGGTGTTGCTCGGCTCGAAGATGGACCCTGAGGCGGGCAACTTCTCCGCCATCAACGTCATCAAGGAGTACGAGAACAACATCAAGCGCGTCCAGCTCAAGTACTGGACGAACACCACGACCAACTGGGCCGTGAAGACGGACGCGGACAACGGCTTCCAGATGCGCTGGAAGAAGAAGTTCAAGTCCAACACCTGGATCGACCACAACGCCGAGCTGATGAACTACTCGCTCAGCGGTCGATGGGACAACGGCACCAGCGAACCGCGCTGCGTCATGTTCGTCAACGCATAAGGAGGCGAGCACCATGGCAATGCCTCTTGTTGGTCAGAAGTCCGTCGGCTTCCGTACGTTCTTCGGAAGCTGGATCGCTCCGGGTGCCAGGGTTACCTTCCTTGGTCCCGCCGGTGTCTTCGAGGATACCTTCACGGAGAACAACCGTGTTGCGACCCTGGCGGCAGCCGTGGCTCGTATCCGAGCAAGCAAGAACGATACAATCTTCCTGCTTCCTGGGTACTCCGAGAGCATCAGTGCCGCAGGATACGCAACGATTCCGGCTGGAACCAAGCTCATCGGGCTCGGCTCCATCTTCGATGCCAGCGCACCGAAGCTCACCTGGACCGCTGCTGCCGCTACGCTCTTGCTTGCCGCTGCCGACGTTCTGTTCAAGAACATCGTGCTCGACTTCTCGGGTGTTGCCGACTGCGCCGCTCCCATCACGGTATCGGCTGCGGGCGTCTCCTTCGAGCAGTGCCGCATCATCATGCAGAACGATACGGCAAGCTTCAGCGCCTTGAAGGGCATCACGCTTGCGGCTGGCGCCAATCGGTTCAGCTTCCTGGACAACGTTGTGGAGGCCGACTCGGAAGACGATGACGCGAATGTCGTCGGTGGCGTCATCAACATTGGTGCCGCGGTTCAGGGTGTCAACATCCATCGCAACGAGTTCACGTTCGCTTGCCCCGGTGACACCGTGGGTATCATCGACGTGACGGCGGCCGCCAAGAAGCTGAGCATCCGGGATAACCTGTTCTATCAGCTGGCCGCTGACGCTGCCTTCGCCATCATCATCGATGACGTAGCGGCTCAGGGCTTCGTGGTGAAGAACGGCATGCGCATCACGGAGAACGTCGCTCCGGCTTCAGCTGGTCTCTCTGTCGGCGCTTCCTCGCTCATCCTGAACTGGGATAACGAGGTCAGCGCAGCGAGCACTGCTGACGCGACGTTGGTCGACGCAGCGGACACATAATCGCAGCGCGGTTAAGCCGCCGCAACACTAACCCCGGGCGGCCAGACTCCTCTGCTGCTCGGGGTTTTCTTTTATGAAGCAAGTCATCAAGTACGGCTTCCTGCTCCTTGGCGAGCTCATCCGTGAGGGCATCAGGTCGATATGGCGAGAACCATCCCGAACAAGATCAACCCGAACTGGCCCCGCGGTACGTACCGCGCCTGCTGCGACTACTGCGGAGCAGCTTACATGCGTCATCAACTTGTCCGAAAAGAAAACGGGTTGTTGGCCTGCTTCGGAACCAGCAACAACTGCGCCCAAGGCAGGGACGAAGTCCAGCTCTCGCGAATGAACGCAGAGCACGGAGCCCAGGTCTTCAAGCACCCGAGCCGCTTCGATGGCGGTCGAGATGACACGCGCACGCTTCCCGTCATCCACCGCACCACGGCCGAAGACATCTTGAGGTACGACTCGTAATGGCCATCAACGCCAACCCGTCAACGGTACCGACCATTGACGAAGTGGTGCTCGATGCCTTCAAGAAGGCTGGGCTGCTTCCCATCGAGTTCGGCATCGGGTCTGACGTGCAATGGACGAGCAAGGCGGCGCATGGGCGCCGCACCTTGAACCGTCTTCTGGCCGCTCACTCGACACACCGCTACTTCGAGTACTTCGTCAACCTGGATGTCTTGGACCTGGTTGCCGGTACCCACACCTACACGCTCGACGCTGACATTCTGAACATCATCGACGATGGCTCCTACATCCCCGCCTCCAACGATCCCGAAGAGGAAGAGACCACCGGCGAGACTCCCGTCAAGCCGATGTCCGGCTTCCGATGGAACCAGCTCTCCGGCAAGTCCAGCGTCGGCATCCCGATGCATTACTTCTTGGAGCGAAACAACCAGAACGCTAGCGGACAGCTGCAACTGCGTGTGTGGCCTGTGCCGTCAGAAGCCGGAAAGATCCGCTTTCGAACACACCGTATACCCGGCAGCTCGTCCACTGGCTCCGACAATCCTGACTTCAAGCGCCACTGGGAACTTTGGGCAGTGCGAGCGCTAGCCTACGAGCTGATGGTCGATAGCTCGATGCCGGTTGAGGAGCGCGAAAGCATGAAGCGAGACGCTGACGAGGCCTGGGCCGTCATCAAGGGCTACGACACCAACAACACGCCACCGGACGTTCAATTCGTCCACACGACTCCCTGGTCGGGTCGGAGCTGCTAAATGGCTACCCTAGTTCAATTCCTTGCTGCCGGAGTTAACGGTGCTGCCAGCGGCAGCGCTACCTTCCTTCTCCGAGGGACAGCGTCCTCTGCTCAGTCGGTCATGTACAACGAGTTCGAGGGGCTCACTCAGCCAGCTACGAACGTCGTCACGCTGGACGCCAATGGAGCCGCTGAGGTCTACGTCGATGCGTACGTAGACGTCGAGATTAAGAACTCGGCCGGCGTCACTCTCCGCACGGTGACCGTTGGCAACTCGGCTCCGCTGGTGGAAGTCCAGAGCACATCGTTCAAGGGCACTGACTACGATGGAAACCCAGCGAACACCGCTGGCGAGCCAATCACGCTGAAGGCCATCCTAGACAAGTGGATTCTCTCTGCCGGCACGACTGACTGGCAGGTGAACGTCGATGGTGTCCCGACTAACCTGGACGATGCCGTTAGCGGCTTTGCCGGCATGTTCACCAACGTCAAGGACCCGACGTTTGGGGCAACGGGTGACGGCGTCACGGACGACACGACCGCTGTCTTGGCCGCTACCGCTGCTGCCAACGGTGGAGTCGTCTTCTTTCCGCCTGGCACCTACAAGATTGATACGCTCGCGCTCTCTGGAGCGAACATCAATTGGTGGGGCGCTGGTCCCGGCGTATCAATCATCTCGGGCACCACCGAGTCTGCGCTCGTCTCGCTTACCAACAACACGAACACCGGCTGGAAGAACTTCCGCGGGCTGTCGTTTACGAGCTCGGGAACCTACGACCGTCTCTTCTTCCTGGAGGAGGGCCAGAACGTTTCCTTCGTCAACTGCTCCTTCGATGCGAGTCAGTGCACGGCTGACATTGCGGCATGCAGCGCTTCCGCAGGGCTTTCGAAGTACCTGTTCACCGATTGTGACTTCACCCTTGGTGCGTCGACCGCTCGCGGCCTTTACAACCAAGCTGCCGTCAGCGCTCGTCACATCTCGCTCAAGGGCTGCAACTTCAAGGTGCCGAGTGGCTTCACCGGCACGATTATCGTCGGCGCCGACTTCAAGGTCGATGGCTGCCGCTTCGATGGCAGCGCAGTAACGAGCGGCACCTACCGCCACATAGATGCCGAGTCGGCAACCGTTGCCGGCAAGTACGTTGGCACCTTCACGGGCAACACCTTCCTGGACGGCGGCTCCGACGGCTTCGTGTTCAAGCTTACTGGGTTGTCTTCGGCTTGTGACTTTGCAGAGGACGCCAACACGTTCATTGGCCTCGTCGCTCCAGCGGCCACGGCTGAGAAGGGACACACGTACGAGATTACGGATGCTGAATCCGGCAGTCCCGGCGATATCCATCTCGGCTCTCGCAAAGGTCGCGTCGTCAATATCGTCAACTCGGCCGACGATGCGTTCACGGTATCTGCTTGTCTCGAAGCCGAGCTCGTCAACATCAGTCAGACCAACGTCAACGCTGGCGTCACGTACACGATTCCCGCTCTCATACCAGGCCTTACGGGTAGGCTAGTTGTCGCCAACGACAGCGGCAGCGGAGATAACAGTGTGCTTTGCGTGGACTCTGCCGCGGTTGGGGCTTTCGTCTTTATCGATGGCTCAGAAGAGTCCCTAGGAACCAACTTTGGCGGAAGCGGCGAAGTCTGCTCTTGGGGATACTGGACCACAGTCGTTGCTTCCGGCGCCTTCCGCTCGCTCATCACGAGCGAGATTAACCACCACAGCTGATGCCCAGCACACAGCAAGCCGACATCGTTTTCGGCCCATTCCAGGAGGGCTCCTATGAAGAGCTCGGGGGCGCCAGTCCGCGCGCCATCAACGTTGTCATCGACCCAAAGGGTGTTGTTAGCAAGCGCCCGGGTATTGCTAGTTATGATGTCGCTCCTGATGGGGTGGTTGATAGTGACGGAATTACGGGTCTGTACGTCGACAACACCGGACAGCTCTTCGCAGTCGGTGGAACTCCCGATGCCCGCCACATCTACAAGCTCTTCAACGGAGCTGCCGCCGATCTGTCTCTGGCTCCCAACTCTACCCTGCGTGGTCGTCGACGACCAACCTTCGCAGAGACCGAAGCCTGGCTGGTAATCGCTGGCGGGAGTGACATCCAGAAGGTTGACCTCAACACGCTCCTCAGCTCTCAGCTCGGAGGCAACCCACCCGTTGCTTCCCACATCATCGCCAACTCATCGAGGCTCGCCGCCAACGACATCATCGTTGATAAGACGAAGGTCCGCTTCTCCGGTATCGCCCAAGGCACCGTAGATACCAGCGGACATGAGGAGTGGGACAACACCGGTATCTCGACCGATGGTGGCTTCTTCACTGCTGAGGCACGGCCAGACCCGGTGCAAGCTGTCCACGAGAACACCAACGAAGTGTTCGTGTGGGGCGTCGACAACGTCCAGATATTCCAGCCCGCATCTCCACCCGACATCTTCTCGCCTTCCGTTACGCGAGAGAGCGGTACGCTGGCTCCGTACTCCATCATCAAGCAGGGCCAGGACTTCTTCTGGCTCGATCAACACAGGCGAATCGTATACAGTGATGGCAGGTCCTTTCAGAACCTCGAAGGGCCTATCAAGGCTCAGCTCGACGCTCTGAGTGCCCCGGAGGATTGCTTTGGCTATCGCGTCTTCACCGGACATGTCGATTGCCTCGTCTGGACCTTCCCTACAGACGGACGAACGTTCGCCTATCAAGTCGGAGGAGGCTGGGCCGAATGGTTTGGATGGGACGATAGCCAAGCCAACTTCAAGCGATTCATCGTCAACGCTCATCACCTCCGTAGAGATGGCGGGCTCAACGTGGTGGGAACCATCGACGGAAGAATCGGTCGTCTCTCTCTTTCTAGCTTTGAAGACCGCGGGGAAAAGGTAGTCGCCTACGTCGAGAGCGGCTTCCAGAACCGCGAGACCGACTTCCTCAAGAAGTGCCATGCCGTCAAGTTCGCCATTCGTAGAGGTTCTAACTCCGCCGCGTCTCTCGGTCGCATCGAATGGCGTGATGATACTGGACCTTGGAATGGCCCTATCTACATCGACACCGGAACGACTGGTGACAATCATTGCGTCCGTGAAGTCAGGTCGCTTGGCAACTATCGACGTCGCCAGTGGCGCTGGACATTCTCGGATACTGCCAACCTCTCACTGCTGAAGGTAACCGAGGTCTTCAGCATTCTAGGTACGTAACATGGGATTCTTCGATTGGGGCCGCAACTTGGTCAATAGCCTCCCGGGAGTTGGTGGTCTCACCGCCGGCATCTGGGGAGACCCTGGGCAAGAGGGAGTCCAGGACGCCTACAAGCAAGCTCAGCAGATGCTAGCTCAGCAGCGGTCCGGGATGATGGACTCGCGAATGAACGCCATGAACCAGGGCGCTCTCGCCTTTGGTCCACGCAACCAGATGCTTGGGCAGATGATGGGTCAGCAGGGGCCCGGAGCCCAGGCAATGGACCTCGCTCCGATGCTGCAGAATCCGATGAGCACTGCGATGCAAGGCGACATCAGGCAAGCAGCGTTCGGTAGTGCGCCGCCGCAAAACGCTCCTCCTGGCTTCGGTGGCGGCCCCGCTCAGACCAACGGTGCCTTCACCGGCGTCGGTCAACAGAATCCGTATCGGAGGATGTAATGGCCCTCGGAGTTCCCGATCCAAGCAAGAATCCGAAGAACAAGGCTCCGCTCGGCGTTCCAACGAAGCCGAACACGCCCCCAGCGAACTTGATGGGGAAGCCTCCGTCTACGGGCGCCAACAGCCCCGAGTACGCGGGTCCTCCAATCCCGGGCGCTCCCGCTGCTCCTCCGGGAGTTGGTCCTACGCTTCCTCCGTCGACCGCCCCCGTCTTCCCTCAGGACCCGGCTCAACCCATCGCTTTCAACGGTGGGTACATCAATCCGACGACTGCCCCGTTTGGCTTCGACCAGTCGCAGCCAGGACAAGTCGAGCAGTTGTGGGACAACAACCAAGCCAAGTGGTTCGAGTCTCCGCAGCTCGATTGGATCGACTCACAGATCCCGAAGTTCGAGGACCCATGGGCTGGCGAGCAGCACGTTGCCGGCATGATGGACACTATCGGAAACCCCGGAGCTGGTCAGCAGTTCTGGAATGGCGTCCAGGGCTCGTTCAACTCGATGGGAGCTGGACTCGGACAAGGCTACACGGGACCCAACAACGCTCAGGCCGCCTTCGACATGACGAAGGGCATGTTGCCGGGCTCTCTCCAGCCAAAGTTCGATGCCTACTACGACCGCATGAAGCAGAAGGTTATGGGCGATGTCGATGCCCAATCGGCTGCTCGTGGTGCTTACGGCAGCAACGCAGCACTCAACGGCAGCATTGGAGCTGGTCTCGATGTGGAGGCTCAGCGAGCCAAGGCAGAGACCGACTTCATGCTTGCCGACAGCGCGAACCAGATGGGCTGGCAAGGGCTGTTGGGCAACCAGGGGCGCAACGCTGACCTGAGCGGACTTGGAATCTTCGGCTCGAAGCTTCAGGGCGCCAACTACGACCTGAACAAGCTTGGTACGTTCGGTGACCTCGCCTTCAGGAGCGAGGGCATGGACCTCGACAAGAAGAGGACGGAAGCGGACCTCGCCTTCGGTGTGGATGACCAGGCCCTCGAAAGGATGGGTGCTGGAATCAGCACTGCGTTCAACAGCCAGCAAGCGCACCGTGGTCAGCTCAACGACGCCTTCGATGCTGCCAACATCGTCGACAACGAGCGAGATGAGCGGATCGAAACGCAATACGGACATGTCGAAGACTTCTCCAACGACGTGATGAACTACGTCACCCAGAACTACGACGCGATTCTGAGCGGCGACCAGGCGGCCTTCGAGCAGCAGATCGAGGCGATGATTGGACAAGCCGCTGACCAGCGCGGTTGGAACCAACAGCAGATTGAGCGAGTTCGCCGCGACATGAAGGACTTCGCGGACATCATGTTCAAGGCCAAGGCAGCTGGCATGACGGGTGGCTAAGCCATGGGTATCAACTTCGGCCAGTTCATGTTTCGCCCTACCCCACTCGCCGTTGGCGGGATGGGTGAAGGGCTGGACTCCATCATCCAAGCCAACCAGGAGAAGGCGCGCCAAGCTCAGCAGGAGAGCCAGTACGCTCGGACTCGTGGCGATACCCAGGCCGCCAACGCCGCCAACTACGCTCGCGACACCGCGAACACGAACTACGACACGTCGAAGGGCAAGTACGACAAGCAGCTCAAGGCAATTCTGGACGCTCGCTCTGCGGCCCAGTCGGGGCATGAGGACGTAGCCCGATCGCTCATCCCCACTATTCTCGCCCTCGGTGGTCAAGCCGAGCAGCGACCAGACGGCACCTTCTACTTCAAGGAGGGCGAAGCTCCAGCTCGAGGTGGACCCGACATCGCCGGAGCTCGCCGCGACATCTACGGGTCAGGCGGCCCACGGGTGAGCGCGCCCTTTCAGATGCCGGGCATTGGGCCTGCGGCTCAGCGCAACCCCATGGACCCGCCAGCACTGCCGGGGGCTTCCGCCGCTGGTTTGCCGCCCTCTGGCCAGGCTCCCGTGAGCAACCAGACCACGAGCCCATCGACGGGAATGGACGCCGCTGACCCGCCTCCAGGAGCCGCGATCGACGGCCCGCGCACACCGCCCGCTGGCGCCGTTTGGCTGCCGCCCGAACCTGCCACTGAGGCGCCTGCCGCACCTTCGCCCCCTGCCACAGGAGCGCCACCGAGCATCGCATCAAGCAGCGATATGTCCCTGTCGAGGCAGCCCAGCGGCGTTAGCTCCCCGCAGGCCGAGCAGTCAGGCTCCCCACAGCTCACCGGCCCCAACCCGTTCAACCCACCAGGACTCGATCCGCACACCATAGACCCTCGCAATGTACGCCAGAAGAACAACGAAGCGCTAGGGCCTTTCCTTACTGGACTCACGAACGCAATTCCTCAGCGCTACCGTGAGCGCGTCGCGCAGTACGCCAACGGGCTTAAGTCTCTTGGCTACCCGCCGGACGAGACGCTGAAGCTGACCCAGTCTTACTTCGAGCAGCTTGCTGGCATGTACCGCGCAGAGGTTACAGCCGAAGGTCAAGCTGGCCGCTTGGAGCAGATGGGTGCTCATCGCGATTCTGTCCAGTACGACAAGGACCGTGACCGTGGCTTCCGTATCGCCAGAGACAAGGTCAACCTGGACGGGCTTGCCAAGACGAAAGCCAAGATTCAAGAGGCCAACGGCATTGATGAGCTGCTGAACGCTGGACATCGAAACGGCGCTGCCGCCAACGCGCTAATCCGCAAGCTCTACACCATGTACTCGTCCGGTGTGATGACGGACAACGATTACGACCAAACCCGCCAGGGTGTGAAGACCGTCTTCCAGGCCATCAAGGACCAGGCCATCG